CTCTGTAAGAACCTTTCACAACTCATGTGCCACCCGTAAGGGTTGCCGTCATCATGATGGGCAAGGGTCAATGCCAGTAGGATACTTAACATTGGATGAACGTAGGGCTATTATAGCCCATATAGTCTATATAGTCAACCTGTTTGGTATAACTTTATACAACTTTACAGGAACATGCCTGTATCGCTCATAAACTTGAGTGTTTCTTTCAGTGTTCCACGATGGTTGAGTCCAATAGCAATCTGAGGATACTCTGCTTCACTACCAAACTCAGCACGAAACTGCTTGTCACTGAAGTCAACACCAAGCAAAAACTCTTTTACTTCTTGACCACACGCTTCAAGAACCATCTTTGCTCTTTCAGATTCTTGACTTCCATTTGAATATACAAGTGCTTGTTTCATTCTTCTTTGTATATAATTGAAATTTTTCTTTTCTCCTCACCTTTATGATTAAGCAAGTAAGAATAGTGAACTTCTGCATTTAGAAGTTCTGCAATCTTTTCTACCAAGTTTTTGGTAATATTCAGTTTAGTCACGTTGTCGCCAGTCATCAATCTCTTCTTGAGTAGGAACAATGATTCGGAAGGCAAGACCTTCTTCTTCAAACTCTTCGTTCATCTTTTCGTATGTTTCTGGTGTGATCTTATCAAACATTATATTTGTCCCACGCTTTACGAATATTTTGCGTGATGGGCAAACCACCAATGTAAGTTTCTAACAGTTCTCCGTTCTCATCAGCAATAACAAGAACAGGAGTAGCAGTCACACCATACTTCTTAGCGAGTGCAAGATTCTCTTCAGGAATAGGCACATCACTTACATCTTCAAGATAGACTTCTTCAATAACACTCTCACGGGGATCTTTGAGAGCAGTAATATATTTTTTAACGAGTCCGCATGGTCCGCAAGACTCTTTTGTAAACATTAAAAACTTAGTCACGTTGTCTCCAGTCATCAGGTTTATCTCTTCCGAACCACTCATTGATGTCGTCTGCACCATCAAACCCCGTTTTGTAATTAGATGGATCGGGGTCTCCTAGTCCCATCTTATTCATAAAATCGTCCATACTGCCCTCCTCAATGTCTTGGGCAGCCTGACGACGTGCCTTATTTAACCAGTCTCTAGCAGTTGTATGTCTCTTGGCAAGTTTCTCTGCCCAGATCATATCTTCTAGTTTAACTTCTTCTTTGTTTGCGATCTTCTTACAGATGAACTCCAGGCGGAGTCTGTATTGAGTTGACAGCATATTAGTCCCGTAGTTTTAGTTCTAGATCTTCTAACCTATGATACTCAGCATGTGCTCGTTCTTGACGATCACACACAATACTCAAAATGTCTTTTACGATTATATCGTTTTCAACATAGTCATCCAAGTATTTGTCAATGGCTTCTTTTAGATATCTATATCTATGCCATTCCTGTGAGTATGGTTTATACATGGTAAGGATAAATTGTAATCAGATCATACTACTATTTAAGACCGCTGTCAACACTCACCCTTTGTCAAGTTTTTTGATATGACTCAGGTTAGACCTTTCACTCTTTTTGAGTTTCTTATACTTCTTGATAAGTCGATCTACTTCTTTATTTGAGATGTTGACTTTGAGTTCTTTTTCATCTTCAGATTCTACAAACCCAAGACCAGTATTTTCCATACGGAATACTTGGTTTTCAGTTTCATCAACATAGTCATTAATGACATCTTGAATTTCTGTGCGAATGAGAGCATTGATTTGCTCTCTCAACTCATCGTCTTTCATTTCTTTTTCTTCTCCTTCACTTCAATTCCCCAAAGTTTGGGATTGACCCTACCCTCTGACTGAGTAATGTTGATAAGGTCTTTCTTGTATTTGTCGTAGTAGTGGTCAAATATTTCTACTTGTTTAGATGACATTGCAAGATCAAACTTTGTGATGTCTCCTTCGATATACTCTATCAAAAATGCATTGTTTGGTAGAGTTCTATCTAGAGCGATAGAGGCATCACAATCACTTTGAATAATTTTCATATTAAGAACGGTCACCCCATTGGATATCAGGATATGCTTCCTTAACTACGTCAAGGCTAATGTTGTATTCGGTTTGCAGTTGCTTGTCCTTTGTCAGACAAATAATTTTTGCCTCTTCAGGATGAAGACCTTCAAGCATCTGAATGAACATTGTTTCTCTACGAAGAGAAGAAAGTGCATCATTACCACCTTTGATGAAGTGATACAGATTCTTATACTCTCTACGAAGAGAAGTATGGTCAGTTCCAACAGGAACTTCATTCTCTTTGTAAGGAACGGGACCCTCAGGAATTGCGGAGTTCACAGAGGGATCAAAGTTCCAGATAAAGACTGCCTTGATAGAAGGGTCTTCATACTGTTTCAGAATTTCAACCTTCTTTGCCTTAGAACGTTGCTTTGCTGCAAGTTCAAGAACTTCATGAACAAAAGGGTTGGCAGGAAGTTGCACCTTTTTTTGCGGTGCTTTCTTTCTAGTTGTCGTCTTCTTCGTCGTCGTAGTCATAATCGTTTTCAAATCTCACTGCTAAAATTTCGTCTGGAAGGACATTTCCATTTTCATCAAACATCTCTGGGTGGGTGTACGCAATATTTGTACTGTAGAAATGTTCCTTTGCTAACCATCCTACCACACCTCCAACAAAAAAGAACATTATTGAAACAAGTGTGCTGATGGTAAGAGTTACTGCTAACATCTTTCTTCTCTCCAGAGACTATTTTTTCCTGATGTCCAGATAGAAGTTCAGGTGTAAAACAATCTCTCTTCGGAAGACCGAGACCATTTTACCAAACTTTATCTGAAAAGTTTTTGGTGGTTCTGGTTTCGTCCTCCTTTTACGAAGTAGTAATTCAATGCCCCGATTGATCTCGGTTCTTGTTTTATTTAGTTTGCTTCCTTTTTCTTCCAGGTCGTCTGTCATTGCTGTATCTCCCAGCATCTTCTAAGATGTCTTTCAAATAGTTTTTAATTTTTCTTGCCTGTGGTTTTGGAATATGTCCATAACCTTCGCGAAGTTGCTTATGCATATCATCACTACCACCTTCAAGATATTCTTCAAGGTCGGTTATAAGATTACTGATCTCTACAGCAGTTGAACTCTCAATGAACTGGTTAATTTCATCTCTCTTTGTCTTACGAATTTTTAGATAGTCATAAAACTTGAGAACGAACTTACCTTCAAAGGCAAAATCAATTGCTTGCTCTACGTCAAAATTAAGTTCTTGAAAGTTATTTTCCATCAGACCAGCTTTTGTTCCCTCAGATACTTAACAGTTTCGGTACATCCCCCAATAAATTTATCATCTAAAAGGACTTGTGGGAAAGTAGAACCCTCGCCAAACTTTTCATAAAACTCAGTTCTATCATAGTCAGTACCAAGTTTATATACAACGTGCTGCAACTCTGCAAGTTGTAATACTTTTTGAACCTTTACACAAAATGGACAACCATCCTTTGAATAAACTGTAAATGTCATAATGAAATCTTTTAAAACTTATTTAGGAGGTAGTTGTTGTATAGCAATAGTTTGTCCACCAATCTCAACATACTCAACCTCTTTCCAACTTCCACCAACTCCTCCATCCATATTAACTACAATATCTCTTGTAGGAAGTTGTTTACTAGGGACATCAACAATGTCCCCAGGAAGAGGAGTGAACTGATAATAGTGCCCATCCCATCGTGCATTTCTCATACCAATGAGATTGACTGCATCTCTTTCGATCCCACAGTCAGCAATCTTTTCACCCCTCGGATTGAATACTGAATACAGTCCTCTCATTTCTTATCAAGTGCGTGAGCAGGTTTGAACTCTCCTTCACCAAATGGTTGAGAAGATACAGTGAGGTTACGGTCTCGGTTCTTAATAATGATGAAGGCATCTTTATTGTACTTACGAGTTCCCTTCACAGGTGCCCACTTAGTGCCAGCACCATCGATCTCATAGACTGATGTGCCTGCAATTTCTACAACAACATCATCACCACTTTCCCATCCCATTTTTTCGAGAGCAATAGCAAGTTGTCCAAGCATTCCACCAGGATAAATCACAGAGTCATTCATAACACTTTCTTCTGGTTCAAGGTTTCCGAGCATAAAAAAAGAGGGCGTTAACCCTCTTAGTATATCACCAGTAAAGCATTCCTGCAACCATCACACCGAAACAAAGTATTGTGAATACAAACAAAGATATGGCGACAGTATATACCCACTTGGGTATAGGTTCGGGATCAGAGTGCATTTCCCCTGGGAAGCACTTCCTCTGGAAATACAAAGTTTTCGTGAGGTTGATCCACTGTTGCCATCCAGTTACGGAGACCTTCGTTCAGAAGGATATTCTTCGTATAGAATGTCTCAAACTCTGGATCTTCTGCCGCCCTGAGTTCTTGAGATACAAAATCGTAAGCACGAAGATTGAGAGCAAGACCAATGATTCCAATAGAAGAGGTCCAAAGACCCAT